GTTCGATCTGTTCATTGTAATTTTTTATAGGCTACTGTCATTTTTTAGATTGACAGACTAAACAAACCTTGTATACTCGGCTTGCTGCCGCCGTTGGTATACCTTAACTATAGGATACACACAACCATGACAGGACTAGAATGTTTAGCCTTAGTGATTTACTTTGAGGCTAGGAGTGAACCAGTAGCAGGGCAGATAGCTGTAGCTGAGGTAGTCTATAACAGAATGGTAGACCATAGGTTTCCAGACACACTATGTGATGTAGTATACCAGAGGAAACAATTCTCTTGGACACACGATGGTAAGTCTGACGTACCTAAGAATAAGAAGAAGTACAATAAGATCTATGCACTAGCCAAGGAGATCCAGAAGGGTGACATGTTCGAGGGACATGGGGCAACACACTACCATGCAGATTATGTAGCACCATACTGGAGAAAAGACTTGACTTTAATCAAGAAGGTGGGCAAGCATATGTTCTATAGATGGGAACAATAGAAAGGATTATGAAATGTATATAGCTTGGTGGTCAGCAGGTGTGACGAGTGCTGTAGCAACTAAACTTGCAATGCTAGAGTTTGGTGAGGAGAATGTAGAACCAATCTACTTTAAGATTGACTCAGCACATCCAGACAATGACAGATTTATGGCCCAGTGTGAGGAGTGGTACGGCAAGAAGATCCGTGTTGAACGAGCACCAGAAAAGTATAAGGATCAATTCGATGTGATCCTAAAGGACAAGTATGTCAACGGTCCTGCAGGTGCTCGTTGTACCCTCATACTTAAGAAGATGGTACGACAGAGACTAGAGAAAGAGATAGACTACAGTGGTCAGATCTTTGGCTTTGAATACACAAAGAAAGAAGTCAATAGGGCTATCCGTTTTATGGAGCAGTATCCAGATGCTAAACCTTTGTTCCCTCTGATCGAGACAAAGATGACTAAGCCTGAGTGTTTACATTATCTAGAACGTATCGGCATTAAACGTCCTGCTATGTATGAACTAGGTTATGGAAACAATAACTGTATTGGTTGTGTCAAGGGCGGTATGGGGTACTGGAATAAGATCCGTAGAGACTTCCCTGATACCTTTAATAAGATGGCCGAAGCTGAACGTGTAGTAGGTAATAGCTGCATCCGTAATAAATTCTTAGATGAATTAGACCCTGATGCTGGCAGAGAACAAAAGATAATTATGCCTGACTGCGGTAACTTCTGTGACATAGAGTTCTCTAATGTATTGCATCCACGTCTTGAAGAGATTTATAATAAACCAGAACAGTTAAAACTTTTCGAGGATTGATATGGACACAGAGAATACACACAAACCATGCCCATTCACTGACTGTGGTAGTAGTGATGCCTTCGCATACAACTCAAGTAAACAGACAGGCTATTGCCACTCATGTGGTAAGGGCTACCCACACAGTCACATGAAAGTTGAAGACTGGGCGCAGGATGAATACCCTTTACCAGAACGAGAGGAAAGAAACACAATGTCTAGTGTAGTAACAGAACTACTCACAGCTAAGGTGCAACCGTACCGTGGTGTGCGTGAGGATACCATGAACTTCTATAACGTACAGACCTTGGTTGACCAGTCAGGTACAGCTAAGAAGCAAGCATACATCTACCCATCAGGTGGACGTAAGATTCGTACACTACCCAAGGCTTTCCATACTGAGGCAGGGTTCCGTGGGGACGAACTGTTTGGTATGGATAAGTTTAATGCAGGTTCATCTCGTGTTGTTGTAGTAACAGAGGGCGAAGTGGATACCCTGTCAGCATACCAGATGCTAGAGAAGAAGTATCCTGTAGTATCTCTACCATCAGCATCACCATCCAAGAAGCTATGGCAGGGCAAGGCTAAGGACTGGCTCAATAGCTTCGAGAAGATCATCCTGTCAGTAGACACTGACGATGCAGGTAATGGTGTAGCAGATAAGATTGCTAATCTATTCCCTAACAAAGTCTATCGTATACCACACGACAAGTACAAGGATGCCAATGAGTTTCTACAGGCAGGTGCAGCCCAGTCATATCGTGCTGCCTTCTACAATGCTAAGAAGTATACACCACAGAATGTATGGAATACACCTGAGCAATTCCTTGGTATCCTACATGAAGAAGACGATGCCATGTACATACCCACTGGTATATCTGCCTTCGACGAGGTTGCCTTAGGTCTAATGCAAGGGCATCTCACTGTGTTCCAAGCACCCGAAGGTATAGGTAAGACTGAGTTCATGCGGTACTTAGAGTATCACTTCCTGTCTAACCACAGTGATCTACCTATTGCTATCTGTCACCTAGAGGAGACAAAGAAACGTGGTCTGCTAGGTCTAGTCAGTTACAAATTGAAACGTAACCTGACACGCAAGGACTTGATTGACGAGGCACAGATGCAAGCCGAGGTGGATCAGGCACTTATTGAATTGACTGAGAAAGAAAACCTGTACCAGTTTACTATCGGTGTTGACGAAGATCCAATGGAGATCCTTGAACGTATCCGTTACTTCTCACAGGCATGTGGTGTTAAGTATGTATTCTTTGAACCTATCCAAGACTTAGCATACTCACGTCAGACAGACGAGAGCATCGAGAAGTGGCTGTCAGCCCTGTCAGTACAGCTATCACGCATGGCTGCTGAGTTGAACGTAGGTATCGTAACGATTGCACACGAGAATGATGACGGACAGATCCGTGACTGTCGGACTATCGGTAAACGTGCTAGTGTTGTAGTCAAACTTGAACGTGATAAGATGACTGAGGATGAAGATGAAAGAAACACAACCAAGTTACTCGTCACAAAGAACAGACCCGCAGGAACAACAGGATATGCAGGATCACTACACTTCGACGGAGACAGCTTCACACTCAAAGAAAAGTATGACCGATTTGCTTAGAGCAGACTCGTCTGCGACTCGTAGTGAGTATGATCCATTCGATGACTGCACACACTGGATAGGTAAGATATAATGAAGATAGTAGCAATGGACATAGAGACTGACAGCTTGGATGCTACACGCATCTGGGTTGTCTGTAGCCAAGACATAAGTACAGGCAAGAAGGATACATTCAAGAACCTAGACACAGATCTTGCTGAGGCTATGAGGTTCAAGCATTACTGCCATGGCTACGATAAGTTTGTATTCCACAATGGCATTGGCTTTGATGTACCTGCCCTTAATCGTATCCTTGGCCACACCATTAACTTATCTAGTGTGATCGACACACTGATCGTGTCCCGTCTTGTTGATTACAACATCAAGGATGGTCACTCACTTGACGCATGGGGTAAACGTCTTGGTCTGTTCAAGGGTAAGTTCAAGGACTTCGAGGGTGGCCTGACACAGGAGATGATTGACTACTGTGAGAATGACGTGGCTGTCACAGTCAAGCTATTCAATAAGTTCAAGTCAGTTATCTTCGACAAGGACTGGGCTAAGTCTCTACGCATGGAGCATGACATCCAGATTATCTGTGAGGAGATGACTGACAACGGCTTTAAGTTCGATGAACCTAAGGCTGAGGAATACTTAGGTGAGATCCTGTCTCGTATGGAAGAGCTAGAGGCACAGTTCCAAGTGGATTTCCCACCTAAGCTAGTCGAGGTCAATCGTATCAAGTACCGACTCAAGGGTGACGGTTCATTATACAAGAACGTAACTGATGCCCTTGAGAAGTATCCTCATACCTACATAGATACGATGGGTGAGGAGCATATGTTAGTCTGTCATGACTGGCAGGAGTTCAATGCAGGTTCTACTAAGCAACGTATCGAGAGACTATGGGAAGCAGGATGGGAACCTGTAGACAAGACTAAGGGTCATATCTTATTTGAACGTGAGGGTGAGGACGATCCTGAACGAGCAGAGAAGTTTGCTTACTACGGATGGCAGTGCAATGAGACTAACCTAAACACACTACCATCTGATGCACCTCAGGGAGCACGAGCACTAGCTGAGTGGCTAACCCTAGAGGGCAGACGGTCAAGCCTGATGGAGTGGCTAGGGTGTGTAGCAGGTGATGGCCGTATCCATGGTAGGTTCACACACATTGGAGCATGGACTGGTAGGCTTGCACACTCAGCACCTAATCAGGCTAACATCCCTGCTGCCTTCCATGGTGATCCTAAGACTGATGTAGAGAATGTTAAGGCTAAGTATGATGGCCCCTTCCGTGGTCTGTGGACTGTAGAAGAAGGTAACTATCTTGTAGGTACAGATGCTGAGGGCATACAGTTACGCATCCTTGCTGACCTGATGGAGAGCCAAGAGTATGTAGATGCTATCATCACAGGCAAGAAGGAAGACGAGACTGACATCCACAACCTTAACCGCAAGGCTCTAGGTCTACCACATATCACACGAGATATGGCTAAGACATTCATCTATGCCTTCCTACTTGGTGCAGGTACAGCCAAGGTAGCACAGATCCTAAAGACTGACACACGTCAGGCAACACAGGCAGTCAATAACTTTATGGATAGTATCTCAGGGCTACGTCGATTAAAGACTAAGGTTATCCCTAACATAGCTGAACGTGGATACTTCCGAGGGTATGATGGACGTAAGGTCAAGGTTCCTAGTGAACACAAGACACTGGCAGGTATGCTACAGAATGGTGAGAGTACCATCATGAAGTGGGCCACACGTCAGTGGATCAAGGATGCTAGGGCTGAGGGTATCAAGTTTAAGTTAGTGACTTGGCCACATGATGAATGGCAGACAGAGGTGTATGGTGGTATGGATGTAGCAAAGAGACTAGGTGAGATACAACGCAAGTCTATCGAGACTGTAGGTGTAGAGCTAGGTCTTATGTGTCCACTAGCAGGGTCTACAGATATTGGTAAGTCATGGCTTGATACTCACTAAAGTTCTTGACACACACTAACAACTAATATATCCTACTTGAACTAAACATAGACAGCAAAAGGAGTACAGCATGTCTAAAACTAAATATGTAGAAGCAACTGGTGAGATCTATTACGCACGTATCTTCCCACAAAACATGGATGACTCAGAGTTTCATGCCGACAAAGGTGGTCAGTTCAACTGTGTGTTTGTACCTGAGAACGATGAAGAGTTAGCTAAGTTAGTAGACGCAGGTTTTCCTGAGTCAGTCATGAACTACCCACAGATCAAAGAGTATGAGGTAGCTGGTGGCCGCAAGGGTATGAAACTAAAACGTAACAACAAACACCCTAAGATCGAAGACTTTGGTGGTGCTCCTAAGGTTCTTGACTGGACACAGGGACGTGGCTCAAAGTCTTGGGACATGGATGTTGATGGTGAGCTAGGTAATGGCACTAAGGTTACAGCCAAAGTCTCTATCTACACTGGTGGACGTAATCCTATCACACGTCTAGAAGGTGTAGCTGTTCTTGACCATGTTCCTTATGAACAAAAAGAAACTGATATGGTCTGGTAATATTCTCCCTGAACTTGGTGGGGCTTATGCCCCATTCTTTTTACCAAATAAGGATTTAGAATGATTGAAGCAACATACATTGACCATATGGGATCTGACCTGTCAGTGGTAAACGCAGCACGTGTTAGCTTCGGTAAGAAGTCTGAGTACATCTATTCTGGGGTTGATACCAACGGGCCACCAGAGAAAGCATTACACCAACGTGATGTGAAGCTGATCAAGTATCTAGCCAAGCATAAGCACATTAGCCCCTTCGGTCATGCGTTTGCATCGTTCCACGTTAAAGCACCGATCTTTGTAGCCCGACAGCTAGTCAAGCATAAGTTCCTGCGTTGGAACGAGATCAGTCGTCGTTATGTTGATGAAGAGCCAGAGATGTATATGTCAGAGTATTGGCGTGGACGTAGTGCTGATAAGAAGCAGGGTAGTGAAGGTAAAGCTGATACATTGGTGTCTCCACGTTATGCTTATGAGGCTGCACTAGGTACATACAAACAGTTGTTATCTGATGGTGTTGCCCCCGAACAAGCCCGTATGGTACTACCACAAAGCATGATGACTGAGTGGTACTGGTCAGGTTCACTAGATGCCTTTGCTGACATGTGTAACCTACGTTGCAAGCCTGACACGCAGTATGAGTCACGTCTTGTAGCAGACCAGATTAACGCAGAGATGGCTAAGTTGTTTCCTGTAAGTTGGGCTGCATTGATGGAGAAGAATGATGAATAAGGACGTAGGTATGATTGGTGTCGAGACCGTAGAAGAACACGAAGATGGTAGTGCCACCTACCAGTTTCACATGGATGCACATGCCCGTGGGTTACTGGCAGAGGAAGGCTTGAAGCTAGTGCTGTATTGTGCAGGAGCCAAGCTAGACATGGGCTTGGTGTACGATTTTATCACAGACCACATGGAGTATAACAAAGATGAAGCTACCTGAGGGACGTAAGCCACTACCTAATGAATGGTTTGTAGACAGAGCTAAGAAAGTTCAGCCTGATAATGAGTGGCCTAATGTCGATGACTTCTCAGACATAAACCACAGTAAAGATAATAAGTGTGTGAGTTGTGGTAATCCTACAGTCAATAAGGATTGGTGCAGTTTCTGTTTAGAGGAAGAGTAATGTACACGGTAGAGTTTGAGCCTGATGCCTCAGTAATAACTTCACTAGATCCTACTGGTCAATTCAACGATGTTGAGGTTATCATTGGTGAAGACAACCATGTTTATATCAGACAGTTTGATGATGATGCTAACGCATACGAAATGGTTATCATGGACTACACTCAATTCATTCAGATCTTTGCTGCCATGCAATCACCTGAGGGTGTATATATCATAGAAAATAGGAAACAAAATGACACCGTTTGAAATAGTATTATGTTGTAGTCTTGTAATTAATTTGTATTTAACTTGGCGTGTGTATATAATTGAAGAAGACCTTGACGAGCTAGGTAGTTTTAGTATAGAGTCAATATTAACATTATCAAAGAAACTGGAGAGACTAGAAGATGAAAGACATAAAGACATTAGTCGAGGATATGAACGAGGTGATCAAGGGTAACGGTGGTTGGAGTGGAACCATTAGCTCTATCATGGGTAACAACATAGCCATGACAGCTAACCAACGGTTCTCTAAACCACAGGAGCCACGAAGCTACCTATCCTTGTCTTCTATCGGCACACCATGCAAACGTAAACTGTGGTACAAGATCAATCAGCCTACAAGTGCTGATCCCCTACCAGCCAATGCTCTACTTAAATTCTTCTTTGGTGATATGATTGAAGAGTTAGTCCTAGCTATCGTTAAGGCTGCAGGACATGAGGTCAAGGGTGAGCAGGATCGTCTAGATGTACATGGTATCAAGGGACATCGTGACTGTGTGATTGATGGCATTACAGTAGACGTTAAGTCTGCCTCACCATTTGCCTTCAAGAAGTTTAAGGATGGTAACCTGCGTGAGGACGATCCATTCGGTTACATCTCACAGCTATCCTCTTACGTCTATGCTGGACAGGATGATCCTCTAGTCACAAACAAAACACATGGTGCCTTCCTAGTTATTGATAAAGTTAATGGTCACATCTGCTTAGATATGTATGACTTTACTGAGGAACTAAAGACAAAAGAAGAGGAGATGCTTGCAGCTATGGAACTGGTTAAGGGTGAGATCCCTGAGGATCGTATCCCACCAGTACCCCAGAGCAAGACATCCCCTAACACTAAGTTAGATGTATCATGTAGCTATTGTGAGTTTAACAAAGTGTGTTGGCCTGAGGCTCGTGTCTTCCTGTACAACACTGGTCCACTCTACTTAGTTGATGTAGTAAATGAACCTCGTGTGTTTGAGTTAAATCGTGATGAAGTATAAAGACCAAGGATTAAAGTACGGTTACCGATCTGGCTTGGAAGAGAAAGTATCTGAGCAGCTAACCAAGGCTAAGGTTAAATTCTCTTACGAAACTACAAAGATAACCTACGAAGTAAACGAGGTACGGAAGTACACACCTGACTTCATACTTGGTAACGGTATCATAGTTGAAACTAAGGGACGGTTTGTTCTAGCTGACAGAAAAAAGCACATACTAATAAAAGAACAACATCCACACCTTGACATTCGTTTTGTTTTCAGTAACTCTAATGCTAAGATCAACAAAGGATCGAAGACAACATACGGAATGTGGTGTGAGAAACATGGCTTCCAGTACGCAGACAAACTAATACCTAAGGAGTGGTTAAATGAGTATCCTAAAAATCCATAAGATAATCGAAGGGCCATTTGAAACCGACAATAATATGTGGTATAATTTGTGTCTTGTTGAGTTTCCAGATGGTGATCTTATCCATCAGGAAGTCTTGTATCCTACAATGAATGAGGCATACGAAGACATCAAGACACTCTCAAAACAAATCAACCCTATAGAGATTAATGCAATCAATGTTTGACTTTGATAGTAAACTACAGGCACTTGTCGATAACTATGGTCTTGCCTACCTTCTAGAAGAGAACGAAATAACTGAGCATTATGTTATTCGTTTCCTAGTAGAGGAAGGTATGATAGACTTTGATGACTACTTTAATACTGACGCAGAGATGAAACACTGGAAGGAACTAGAAGAATGATCAATGAGACTGATCTAGAGGCTTGGGAATATTACAACGAAGCCTACAAGAATAAGATGTCAATGAATGAATACCAGAGAATGGCATCTAAGACAGCTATCTACAACAGCACACACTCGATCCTGTACCCTGCACTAGGCTTGGCAGGTGAGGCTGGTGAGGTAGCTAACAAAGTTAAGAAGATGATACGTGACGGTAACTTTGAT